AGACCGCCCAGACCAGTTGCTTGCGCTCCGGGGTAGTCAGTTCATCTATCAACTGCGTTGCGCCAGTAGCATCCTCACTCGAGAACGCCTCATTGAGTGAATCCCTGTACTCCACCCTCGCTTGAGCCGCAGCCTGCTCCAGCTCCCGGTGCAAGGTCTTTTGCTTGGAGTTCAGTCGCCCAAAGGCAGACCGGAAGCCAGACTCATCCTCGGCTTGGAGTTTCAGCAGGGGCCAGCCATCAAGAGCCGCCAGGGCGTTCATCATGACCCCAAGGGCAGGACTCTGAGTAGGCTCCTCAGAGGCCTCTCCGGGCAGGTCTTCCCCGGCGTAGATGTAGAGCCCGAGGCCATGCAATGCGATTGCCTTAACCAACGCCCTCTGGATGCTGGTGTTGATATGGAAAGAGTCAGGCTGGGCGATGGGGCGGTTCCGGTTATCGAGAACCGGGTGGAGCTGGGACAGCCGGATGCCGTCCACGGTCACGGCAACCTCGACGAAGTAGCCGCACTCGGTCTTCAGGTAGGGCAGGCCCTCGAACCTCACGACCTCCCAGGTTGCGTCCGGGACAGCCTTCCTCAACTCTGCGACGGCATAGGCCCAAGAGAGGTAGGAGAAGCCGTTCTTCTTCTCGATATGCGCCCCTACATTGATAGAGGCCAGGTCTGCAAAGGTGCTCATACCCCCTCCCGCTCCCACTGGACTTCCTTGAAGATATGCTTGGCCTCAGACATCACCAGCCTGTGCACGATGTCCATGACGCAGGCTCCCACCGCGGCAGCCCGCAGTCGTGCCAGCCTGTAGCGCCTTGCGCCCTGAATCTCGCTGTCATCATACGCGACCTTCAGAAGCTCCCAGAGGATGATTCCGTCATGGGCAATACCCTCCCCTATCTCGGGGATGTTGGACGGGTCTGAGAGCCATGCAGAGATGATTTCACGGGTCTCGTCGTCAGAGCAGTCGTGCCAGCCTGTAGCGCCTGCATCAATCATTTTTTCGATTACAGATTTCACTGGAACCACCCCCGCACATACATGAGCATCGGCATCATTGAGATGAAGAACCCTATGATGAATGCCTCGATGTCTAGTTTCATGTCGTCCTCCTCGTTGTGTGGGTACTACTCTACACCATTCAGAATACTTGTCAATCACTTTTCATCAAGAGAATTGTTAAGCAGATGGAGGTTGACTGCCTTCAAGGTATCGTGCTACACAGCGGGTATTGGAGGGACTATGGCTCGAACAGAAGACGCGATTGCCTACGTCATTAGGCAAAAAGGACGATGGAGACAGTTCTGTGAGAGGACTGGTCTGGGCTACGAGTGGCTCAAGAAGGTGGCTGATGGGAGACTGAAACATCCCAGGTCACAGTGGATTGATGTCATTCTTGATGACATGGAAAAAGTAGAAGGTAAAAGGTACTCCTGACCTACAAAGGACGCTGACTGTCGTCGCGAGGAAGGAAAGCAGTCAACTAGGCAAAAGGGGAATCAGGCGTGACCCATAGCCCCCCGACGGTGACACTCAAAGAGCAATCAATGAGGATGTCATCCGGAACACTAACCGGCTGGCTTAGGCCAGGAGACAGAGCGAGGAACCTGAAAATCTCGCTAAATTCCCTGTCACCGGAAAAGGGGATTCCTGTGTCTTTTTGAAAAATAATAATCATTTATCATCAATTATTTATATTTTATTTGGAGTACCTGTGGATAACTTTGTGGATAAGTCTGTGGATAAGTCTAATAAGTCTGTGGATAACTCTGTGGATAACTATCAGGTCGCTATCGAGAAGTTCGCTATATACGCAGGTGCAGGGACTGGGAGTGAGGGGGAGCTCATGTACCTGGCGCTTGGGTTGACCAGTGAGGCAGGGGAAGTCGCAGGTAAGGTGAAGAAGTTCTACAGGGATGGGGTGATGTACAACGAAGACTTGGCAAAAGAGGTCGGGGATTGTTTCTGGTATCTCTGCATGCTCTGCCGAGCTATCGGCTATAGTGCTTCTGATGTTCTCGCCATGAACTATGAGAAGCTGAATGACCGGTTCGAGAGGGACAAGCTCAAGGGCTCGGGCGACAACCGCTAGATGGCGGGTCATATCACCGTATTGTCTGGAGAATGACGAATGGAGACTTTCAAAAACGGGGGACCCGTCCCTTTACACGCTATACTTCAGAAAGCGCCTCTTGTGGGTAGGGCCGAGCAGCAAGGAGGCAATCCAGTGGATGCAGTCCCAGAGCTGCCAGACTCCAGACGAGTGGCTCGCGCTCTCGACTACTTGGTCAAAAGCGATGGAGAGTATGCCAGGGCCTCCGCGGCATTGGCGGCTGCCGAACTCCGAGTGAAGCAGGCTAGGGAGGTGGCGTTCTTGGGGGCTGAGGGCACTCAGGCTGAGAGGGCCGCTCAGGCTAATCTCGACCCTACGGTGACGGAAGCTAACAAGGGGCTGGAAGAGGCCATCTACCGCAAGGAACTCTTGAAGGCCAAGAGGGCAACGGCTCAGGTCCTAATTGATGTCTGGCGGTCACTGAACGCAAACCAAAGGGCAACTGCGTGACCATTGAAGTCGGAGATTGCCGGGACATCATGCGCAAATGGGCTCAGGAACGCATCAAAGCCCAGATGTGCGTGACCAGCCCGCCCTACTTCGGCCTGCGGGATTATGGGCACGAAGGCCAGATTGGGCTTGAACAGACGCCCGAGCAATACATTGCGGCAATTGTCGAGGTATTCCGTTGTGTGCGGGATGTGCTGGCCGATGATGGGACGCTTTGGCTGAACATCGGAGACAGTTATTTCAGCACCATGAAGGGGACTGGTGGCGCGGGTAAAAGCACCCTTGGACCGAACAAGGACTTGCAGAACATCCAGTTTCAGAAGATGGACCCTATTCGCATTGACGCCGGTAAGACTGGATGCAAAGCCAAAGACCTAATCGGTATCCCTTGGATGCTGGCCTTCGCCCTTCGCGCCGATGGCTGGTATCTGCGTCAAGACATCATCTGGCACAAACCAAACCCGATGCCGGAATCAGTGCGCGACCGCTGCACCAAGGCGCATGAGTACATCTTCCTGATGTCGAAGTCGAAGCAATATTACTTCGACAGTGAGGCGATGAAGGAGCCTGCCAGCCAGCCTAGGGGCGAGGCTAAAAAGACCGGCCAGCACAAAAGCGAGGTGCTTGGGCATTCCGGCGCATTAGGGAGCAACCAAGGCGCAGAAACTCGCAACCGCCGCAGCGTCTGGACAGTAGCCACCCGCCCGTACAAAGGCGCGCACTTCGCTACGTTCCCGCCTGCGCTGATTGAGCCCTGCATCCTTGCGGGTTCTCGCGAGGGAGATATAGTGCTGGACCCGTTTATGGGCTCAGGCACCACGGCGCTAGTGTCTGCACAGCATAGTCGGAAATACTTGGGCTGTGAGCTTAATGCGGATTATATCCCTCTACAGCAGCAGCGGCTGATGGAACTAGGAGAATTGTTTTCGTGAGAAAACTGACAGATGAGCAGGTTTTGAAAATCCGAGACCTTATATGGAATCAGGGGAAAGGCTATAACGAGGCAGTGAGAGAGGCTGGGGCTGACCGACTGGCTTGGACCTCGATTACGGCCATCGCTCGGGGTACAGCCTACAAGAGACTCGGAGGGCCTACCGGCATTCGGAGACCCAAGAAGACCAATGAAACCGTACCGGAATAGGAAGTACTTGAACGAGGTGGCTGGACTGATGGAGTGCCAGCTCTGCGGGAAGATGGACGGTACGATTGTGCCCGCACACTATAGCGGGAAGTATTCATCGAGCTTCGGGAAAGGCATGGGCCAGAAGGCGGCAGACCACTGTGTGGCTGCCCTATGTCATATTTGCCATACTGACATGGACGACTATGTGATGGGCAACGATGACGCCAGGGCTGCCCGGTTCATGATTGCTATCCTGAGAACCCAGCACGCGTTGCTGAGGAATGGGGTGAGCATTGAGGCGAGCGGCAAAAACTGACCGGAACCACGCGGAGGTGATGGCTGGGCTTCGGAGTGCCGGGGCTGAGGTCACCAGCCTCCACGCAGTCGGGCAGGGAGTCCCTGACCTTCTGGCGAGCTATCGAGGGCAGTGGTATTTGATTGAGGTGAAGGACGGGAAGAAAGCGCCTAGTGATAGGGTGCTGACCCCAGACCAGAAGAAATGGATACAAAAACAGCATGCCGAAGTGCATGTGGTCGAAACGGTTGAGGGCGCTCTGAAGGCTATAGGGGCGTTATCAAATTGGAGAATCGCACTTGGAGATGAAATGGACAAAGCAGAAGGATAGATGGGCTGCCCAGAGCACTAGAGCCAGATACCAGGTCAAATGGTCTGGGAAGCGTTGGCTGGCATATCTGAATCCGTTTTCTGCAAACATCATGGAACTCCAGTGGCGTAAAGTCATCGGGCTATATCCAACCAGCAAAGACGCCAAACAGGCGTGCCAGGAGCATTACAATGCCAATGAAGAAAGGGTCCAGCCAGAAAGTCATCTCGTCGAACATCAAGAGAGAGATGAAGGCGGGCAAGCCGCAGAAGCAGGCGGTAGCAATCGCCCTGTCCGCCGCAGGAAAGTCAAAAAAGAAGAAGTACTAACCGCGCAGGGTTAGTGTTATTCTGGGAATGTCCTCCATTTTGGGCCGGGTAACTGGCCCCTTCTTTCAGGTGTGAATATGCCAACTCTGTCACCAGAAAAGCGGGAAGAAATCTGGGCAACCTTTATGAACGAGGTGCCTGGCACTGTCGGAGACTGCACCAAGGCCGACATCAGGGCTGCTGTGGATGGGCTGGATGATTGGATTACCGACTCTGCCCCAACGCTGGACCAAGGCATCCCAGAGCCTGCCCGGAGCGCCCTAGATAGTCACCAAAAGACCAAGCTCTTTCTCCTGATTGTTCAGGAACGCTACGCAGAGGGGATGTAAATGGCTTCCAGCGATACCCTGATAGTGTTTACGCCGCTGGCTTATGAGCCCCCGGCCACAAACTATGCGACGCTCGACACCCGCAATGCGCACCCTGTTCTGGACTTTGACGCGGCTGCGGCGACTGAGGCCGCGGTCTGGACTGGGGTCTTGCCGAACAACTACGCAGGCGGAGGAATCACTATCTACCTGCATTGGGCGGCATCTACTGCGACAACCGGAAATGTTATCTGGCAGTCATCTTTTGAGCGCATTGGGAACGGGAGCCAGGACATTGACGCTGATGGATTTGCGGCAGCGGTCACATGGGGCGCAGCAGCAACCAGCGCAACGAGCGGAAACGTGACTATTTCAAATCAGGCGCATACCAATGGCGCACAGATTGACAGCATGGTCGTTGGGGAATCTTTTAGGATTAAGATTGAGCGCCTTGGCTCTAATGCAAGCGATACTATGGCGGGGGATGCGGAGTTAGTGGCCGTGGAGCTTAAGGAAACCTGAGATGGCCCGGAGTTTTAATGGCACTTCTGATTACCTAATTTATTCAGGGGCTGCCGTTACCACGACCCCGCTTACAATGGCGTGTTGGGCCAAGTGGAACACTCTTGGCACATCAACCATGCTGATGACGATTGGCGACAATGCATCGACAAATACGCTTCTAAATCGTTTCCGCATAAATAAAAATGCCACGGATTCTCTGGTTTCTGCGGCGGCGAACACGACGACCAGCGGGACTTCAGTAGGGGGAACAATTGCTGCAACAGGCACTTGGTACCATTGCGCAGGTGTTTTTACCAGTGCCACCAGTCGAAACGTTTATCTTGACGCGGTTGCGGGGACTGCTAACACAACAAATGTAACGCCAACAAGCCTTGATGATACAACTATTGGCGCATCAACATTTACCGGTCCTTCTGTTGGTGCCTACATGGACGGCCAGATTGCAGAGGCTGGCATCTGGAATGTAGCTCTGACAGCCGCTGAAATAACATCTCTGGCAAAAGGCGTTTCCCCGCTTATGATACGCCCGGCGAGCCTTATCTCTTATTGGCCGCTGATTGGGAAAACATCTCCAGAAATTGACTTGCGTAGTCGTTTTGAAATGACGGTTAATGGCGCTGTAGCGGCAGACCATCCGCGCGTTTATATGCCTCGCGGGATGAGAATTTCTAATAAATCTTCCATAAGAATTCCAGTGCTGTACCGGCAGCGCCAAATGCAGGGGATGGCCGCATGATTTTCGTTAAGCAAAGCACAGCCTCCCAAGAAGTCCCGCTCGGTTATTTCGTGGACTCGACGGACGGCAATACCGAAGAAACCGCACTCACCATCGCTAACACGGACATTAAGCTCTGGAAGAATGGCGCTATCACGTTGGCGAACAAGAACAGCGGTGGCGCTACCCATATCTCCAACGGTATTTATTACGCGGTTCTGGATGCCACTGACACAGACACTGTTGGCCCGATGGTCATCTTCGTCCATGTTACTGGAGCCCTGACCGTCCGGCTTGAGTGTTGCGTTCTGGCGGCAAACGTCTTTGACTCCATCGTGGCCGGGTCTGCTAACCTGGCCGTCAACACAGCGCAAATTGCGGGGTCCAATGTTTCAACAAGCACGGCTCAGATTGGTGTCAATGTGGTCAATGCTGCCGGAACTGCTTGGGGCAGCGGGGCTATTACTAGTGGTGTTTTTGCTACTGGTGCTATCACTGCCACTGCGATTGCTGCTGACGCCATTGGCGCTTCGGAGCTGGCTACGGATGCGGTAACAGAGATAGCGGCAGGGGTCTGGAACTCTGCGAGGGCTACATACACGGCGGCGGGCAGTTTCGGCCAAGGCGTGGCGAGCGTGCAGGGTAACGTCACGGGCTCTGTGGCTAGTGTGACGGCAGGCGTTACAGTCACCACGAACAATGACAAGACCGGATACAGTCTAACGCAAGCATTCCCGACGAACTTCTCTTCCCTCGCCATCACGGTGGGTGGCGCTGTCACCGTCGGCACGAACAACGACAAGACGGGATATAGTCTGACTCAGGCTTTCCCTGCCAACTTTTCCTCGATGTCTATCTCTGTGGGTGGCGCTGTTACAACGGCTGACCCATGGGCTACGTCCGTTCCTGGGGCTTACGGTGCTGGCACGGCTGGCTATGTGCTTGGAACCAACCTTGATGCGACAGTATCTAGTCGAAGCACTGTAACGACCTCTCAGGTCAATGCTGAAGTGGTGGATGCCCTGAATGTGGACACCTATGCCGAACCCGGTAGCGGCGCTCCAGGCACGACTATCAGCCTTGCCCAGAAGATTGGGTACTTGTACAAGGCATTTAGGAACAAGGTCACGCAGACCTCTACCGAGTACAAACTCTTTGCTGATGACGAGAGCACAGTCCACCAGAAGGCGACTGTCTCCGATGACGGGACGACATTCACGCGGGGTGAAGTAGGCGGGCCGTGATGGATACCGCAAGCAAACGGTTTAGTGCTATCCACATTGCCCTGCCCTTTCGCGGGGCAGGCTACATCCCTGACGGCTCCACCGACCGTCAAGCCGCGGCCTTCATGTATGAGGGCATCTCGGCAACCCCCCCGGCCCCGCCCGTTCCTGTCGCCAGACCTGGCGGTATTGGTCATGGGAGACGCAGGTATCCCAAGCGTGTCACGGTCAAGGGGCGCGTCTATACTGTCCAGACAGCCGCGGAGGAGCGTGAAATCCTCCGAGCGCTGGCCGAGGAAGCCCGCGAGCAGGCCAAGATTATCGAGGCCTTGGGAGACAAGGAGACGGCCAAAAGGGCGGTCAAGTTCTCGCAGTCTCTCGATAACCGGGCAGAGCTGGCGAGGCAGGCAGAGGCGCAATGGTTTGCTAAACTTTTACAGGACGACGAAGAAATCTTGCTAATTGCAGCATAGGAGGAACGATGCCAAAGGGTCTCTACAGTAATATTCACGCCAAGCGCGAGCGCATTAAGGAAGGTTCAGGGGAGAAGATGCGGAAGCCTGGGGCCAAGGGCGCGCCCACGGCCAAGGCATTTAAGGCCTCTGCCAAAACCGTCAAGAAGGGGAAATACTGATGGGCGCTGGCATGAAGCACTACACGAAAAGCGGCAAAGAGTACAAGGGCGCTACCCATAAGGACGCCAGTGGAAAGCTCATGACGGGGGCTAAGCACACCGCTTCCAGTCAGCATCTTGTCCATAAGAAGCCGAAGAAGAAGTAATGCCGGGCCTCCTAGACAAAGACGTAATGCCCTGCAATAAGCCCCGCAGGACGCCAAGTCATCCTAAGAAAAGCCATGTGGTGAAGGCTTGCTACGACGGCAAGGAGAAGCTCATCCGGTTCGGAGAGCAGGGAGCCAAGACCGCAGGAAAGCCCAAGGCTGGCGAGTCTGAGCAAGTGAAGGCGAAGCGGAAGTCTTTTAAGGCGAGGCATGGGAAGAACATAGCAAAAGGCAAAAGCTCGGCGGCTTACTGGGCCGACCGCGTAAAATGGTGAGGTTGAGATATGGCAGGTAAAAAAGGAGCAAGCGGTCCGCCGCTTGGAAGCAGGAACGCCGCAAGGCCGCGCATCTGGTCTGATGCCGTTAGGCGTGCGGTATTGCAGGGGAAGAAGCTGGATAAGCTGGCGGAGGCGCTCATCGCAGCCGCTGAGCAGGGCGACATGCAAGCGATGAAAGAGATTGGCGACCGGGTAGAGGGTAAGGTGACGCAGACCGTTGCGGGTGAGGATGGCCCCATCCAGCTCGTGGTGACATGGCAGAAGTAATCGAGATTCCCTACAAGCCCAGACCGCTCCAGCGGGAGTATCACGACCGCATGCAGCGGTGGGCTATCACTGTCTGCCATCGCCGCTTCGGCAAGACCGTCATGGTCCTAAACGACCTTGTGCGAGACATTCTGACCTGCGACAAGCCCAGCCCTCGGGCTGCTTATCTCGCGCCCCTGTACCGGCAGGCCAAGGCCGTGGCGTGGGACTATATCCAAGACTACACCCGCGCTATTCCTGGCATGCAGTACAACCAAGCAGAACTCCGGGCTGACTTCCCCAATGGCGGGAGAATCAGCCTCTACGGCGCGGATAACCCTGACAGCCTCCGCGGCATCTACTTGGACGCTGTGGCCTTGGACGAATATGCCCAGATGTCAGAGCGTGCATGGGAGGAAATCATCCGCCCTGCCCTGTCTGACCGGAAGGGTAGAGCAACCTTCATTGGCACCCCTATGGGTCACAATTCCTTTTATAAGCTATATCAACAGTACCGCGGGAACCCTGATTGGTTCGTCAGAATCCACAAGGCTTCAGAAACAGGCTATGTGGACGACGAGGAACTCGCAGACGCCCGCAAGCAGATGTCCGAGGAGCGGTACGCGCAGGAGTATGAGTGCTCGTGGACTGCGGCCATTACCGGCTCTTATTACGGCAGGCTTCTCGAAGAGGCCGAGCATAAAGGCAGAATTAGGTCAATCAATGCAGACCCAGGGTATCCGGTCCACACGGCCTGGGACTTAGGAATAGGCGACTCCACGGCTATCTGGTTCTGGCAGCAGATTGGCCCTGAATACCGCTTCCTCGATTATTACGAGGCGTCAGGC